CTATGGCATTTTTTGCGACTGCATCAATTGAACCAAACTTTGTTGAACCTAAATCGTCAAAATTTTTCAACGCAACCGTAAGGTCTTTAAATATTGATTGATCAAGAGCTTCATTTCTTACAGCAGAAGCACCTAATTGTTGAGTCAAGGCATCAAATTCATCTATGACTGCTTTTTTAGCTGCCTCCTCTAAAGATCGTAAATTTGTTTTTTGCCCTTTAATTGCATTTATAACAGCAACACCCGCTTCTTCAGCGTTGTCAGCAACTACGCCTTCTCCGAGGTTAATTGCTTGTTTATACCTGCCAATATGATATTGCATATTGTCATAATTTTTTTTCAATCTTCTTGAACCACCAGAAACTTTTTCTGCAATTTTTTGTTGTCTGGCTATAATATTTGAACCGCCTATTGAACCAATTTGAGGAGATATTCCATATCCACCTTCTTCTATAGGTGTTAAAGCTTTTCCAGCAGTTACTAGATCCTCTCCTTCAAGCGGAGTTCCTTTCATACCTCTGACGAAAGGTGCAAGGATTCTAATTGCTCCTCCAATAGCAAACTCTGATCCTGCGCCTATTAAAAAATCATTTTTAAGATCAGTTGCAATTTCACCCGCAGTTTGACGAGACACACCAGAAAGAATTTCAATGCCCTCTTCTACTGCGCCACCCGCAGCGGTGCCAGTTCCAGCACCAATAACGCCGCCTATAAATGTTCCTATCCCGGGAAGAATTGCTGTGCCTATAGATGCGCCCGCAATTGTGCCGCCAACACCACCAGCTATATCTGGGACTATTCCAGCTAAATCAGCAAAGTCGTAACGAGAAAACCCTTCCTCATCAATCAAAGTATCCTTGTCTAACTTTTGACCAATTTTTGCTCCGCCTTGAACAGTTAAAGCTAATCTTCCACGTTTGTCACGAGTGTAATCACCTTCGCCAAGCCCATAAAACTTTTGAAGTTGCGCCTCTTCTTCACCCGCTGTTTCCGCAGTAGACAACTTTGCTCTTAGTCCAGCATCTTGAATACCAGATGATGTGTCGAACAATTGTTCTTGTTCAGCTTCAGAAACTTCTCTATATCTTTTTAGTTTTTTGCCTTGCGCTCTTCTTTCACGAAGAATTTGTTTTATTCTTATTGACTCATTAAGAGTTGGCTGATCCCCGGTTATTTTAAAAGTTAACGGTTCTCCAGAAGGGGAATTTATAACAACTTTTCCCATTTTAATCCCTCACATCAAATATGCTTTGATTAAAAATTGCAGAAGGAGCTAAAATACTACTTAACTGAATTTGTGTTTTATTAAACTGTTCGTCATTTGCATATTCATTTCTGTCACCAAATCTCATAAGTTCGTTTTCTAACAATCCTATATTTTGTCCAAATAAAGTTCTAAGCCGATCAAGGCGTTTAATATTTTGTTCAAGACTTTCTCCTAATTTTATATTACCAACCACCTTTTTAATATCTTTTTTATCACCTTCTGAAACTCCATTACCCGTTTCTTGAGAAATAAATCTTTTGTTTCCTTGAACAAAAGCATCAATCAAAACTTGCAATTCAGATTCCGCTGTAATTCCACCCGGGCCAAATACTGTTTTATCAAACGGGCCACCCGCAATTTTTGAATACTTATTCATTCTGTCATATAAAATAGTTCCTAATTGACCGCCAAATGCTGCTTTTTCTCCTCTAGCATTAAGCTCTGTTAAAATATCTTCCATTTCGTCAATCATATTCATTTTTTCAATTACACTTTTATAAGATTCTGCAACTCTAAAACCATCAGAAGTAGGGTCTGCATAAACAGGTTTGGTGCCTTGAAAGCCTCTTTTAATTTTTAAAGCTGTAATATTAGGTAAAAGTTGAGTCTCTTTTATTTGATCAAATTTGTCATTTTCATTGGCATCTTGTATATTTTTTAGTTCTTGTTCTCTTACAGCATATCCATGTTTTATAGCCTCAAGCTTTCGTGTCTCAAGAGCTTTTTTATCATCATCTTCAATTTTTTGAATCCTAGCTACTTCAGCTTCTAAAATTCTGTCTTTACGATCTCTAAGGTAATTAGACTGATCAACAAGGTAACTTTGTCTAGCGGCTTTATCCTCTTTGCTTGCTCCTAAAGCGTATTTGCCAGCAGCGAGTTGAGCAGCTTTAGCTTCTTTGCGAGCTTCTTCCATAAGGGGCAAAGCCTTTTCTCCAGCAGCCCCAACTTCAGAAAGAATATTTCCAACATTAAATCCTTTACCAGCTTTGTTTTGCATTAAAGCCGTTCCAAAAGCTACCATAGCTGCTTTGTTGTCTGGGTCGCCAGATATATCAATACCAGTGGCTCTTGAAAATTCATCTTTGTAATCTTGTATTGTACCAGCCTTTGGCGGAGCCAAGCCAAGGGCTTTATTATAAGAAGCAAGAGACTCATTTAACAAATCCTCATATGGGTTTGATCTCTTCTGCGGTTTACCTCTTGAGCTATCAGACCCAGATTCAGAACCAGCAGCGCCTCTTTGCTCGTCTCCTAAAAATTGCAAATCATCAACTGAATCTAATGCTGATGATTGTGTATTTGTAGCACCATCACTGGAAGCACCGCCAGAAACATTTATTTGTGTATCTGAAGAGAGTTTAGACGCGGCCTTAGATCCATCTGAAGGTTGCCCCAATACCAATACGTCAGGAGTTATGTCGGGTGTAAATCCGGGTATTCCAATGTTAGAATCATCGGTATCAAATATATCTATTTCAGCCTCTTCCGAAACAGGTTTTGGATCTTTTCCTAAACCAGATGGTTGAGCCTCTACAATTCTTTGATTTTTTATTTCTTGATCTAAACCTATTGGACGCACAAAAAAATCGCCAATGTTTTGTGCTAATGCTGATCCCGTATCTGTTAAAAAGTCAACAGCTTCTCCTCCCCCTCTAACCCCAGCAGAAGATATTTGACCTATTAAATTTTGAAACGCGGACAAGTCTTTTGATTCTTTAAACGCAGGAAAAACGCTACTAAGACCTTCATCCATTCCTGCGTATAAACCCGGTTGATCAAAACCTCTTTCGGTAGATAAAGCCCTTGAACCGCCAGATTCAACTTGATTAATTCCGCTTCCAATAACAGGAGAGATGGCGCTAGTGCGTCCTAGTATGTTGTTTAAATTTGACATTCTTGTATTAAGCGCAGGAGATGCTGCTTGCGCTTTAGCTATAGCAACAATGTTTCTGTCATAAACTGGATTACCAGAGGGGCTAATAACTTTTCCACTTGGAGTAACAGTGTAGGTTTGACCGCCTATATTGACTTGCGCCATTCACGTTCCCCTATGAACTGACTTGACCAGAAGGCTTAATGCCTTGCAGCGCAGTGTACGCACCAATACCAGCCAGAAATGGATTGGTTGATGGAGTTGTAGCACTTTTAAATGTTGACCCAAGACTTGCGCTTGGTATGCCTTTTAATAATCCTTGACCAATTTCTAATCTAGTAAATGGCTCTTGGGCTGCTTGCAGTTGATTTTGACGTTGAGCCTCAAGAACTTGTTGTTGGAAGTTACGGCCTGTTTCTCCAAGCTGTGATAGCATGCCAAGATCACCACGACCAAGTTCTGACTGCACACGACCTATATCAGCCGTTGTTCCTGCTAGGGAACCATATGCCTGTCCAAGTCCACCCATAAGCTGTGCGGCTCTCTGTGATGCCGTGATAGCATCAGAATACCCTTGTCTTTGCGCCTGTCCTACAGCAGCAAGTCTGCGGCCTTCTGCTTCTGCATCAGCAATAGCCTGACGAGATCCGCCAAATGCACCAGCCTGAACAGCTTGTGCATCTCTTTGTTGTCTGCCTATTTGAGCCTGACGATTAATTTCATCAATCACTGTAGACTGATATGGATTCATGTACTGCGCGACAGCAGCAGTTGGGTCATTTAAAAGTCCAAGACCACCCCCAAGAGCGGCTTGACCACCTAGCGTTTGTCCTGAAGCTCCTTGAATAAATGGAGCATATGATCCAACCATGCTGGGAGCAATATCAAACGCCTGTTGTTGTAGCGGATCAAACCCAGCTACCTGTTGCGTAGGCAAGTTAAGTGGCGTATCAAGCAGACCTTTGGAGGTTTGTGTCTCCCCGTCAAACTCGCCAAAGGCCGTTCCTAAAACTCTTTGTTCAAGACCTTCAAGATAAGGAGCGAGGCGTTGTACTTGTTCTATGGTTTGGGTACTCATTATGCCATCCCCTCAAACTTATCCATCATGCTATACATTCTATTCAAGCCTTCATTTAAATCTCCGCCTCCTGCGCCCTTTACAGCATCACGGGTCATAACAAATTCACCTGCTGTGAGTAATGCAGGTACATCATCCTTAGTGCCAGAACCCTCATATGGAGCAATTGGACCATCTCTTCTTGGATAATTTTCAGTCATACCGCCTTGGTTTAAATACTGAACAATACCGCCTTCATTATAATTTATACCTCCAAGCTTCCCGCGAGGGCCACCTTGACCATACGCACGGCGCTCAAAAGAACCTAAAGATTGAGTATCATCTTCGTCATCGCCAGCAAGAAGTTGAGCCACTAAACCAGCAGCCAAGCCTTCACCCAATTGAGTATTCAAAGCTCTAAACAAAAGATTGCCTTCCGCTGTGCCGCCAGCAAGATTAAGGCTCTTCAACAAATCGCCAGACATTGTTTTACCTGCTGTCGTAACAGGAGATGTGGCTCCAGATGCTATCTGTGTTTTTGCGGCATCAGAGGCAGTTTGTTTTGCTGCGGCTTCAGCTATTTGCTTGTCTACTTGACCGGAGCCAAACCCAATTGAAGGTGCAGCCGCTTTAGTTGCGGCATCAGTTAAAGCTTTATTCTGCATATACTGTGCGCCAGCACCACCAAGTCCGCCAACCAATGCGGCTCTTAAAGCGTCTTTTGGCTTTGCGCCCATGACCAAGCTTCCAAGGCCACTAGCCGCCGCGCCACCAAGTATAGCATTCCCACCCAAAACAGAAGATGCAGCGGGTCCGCCAAAATAACCAATGGCGGCAGGAATAGCTATTTCTTTAAGGGTATCAAACAGGCCCATTATGAAAACCTTTTAACCAGAACAATTGTTCGTATTTAAACTTTAACATTATTGACCTTTTCCTACAAGTCTGACTCATTTATGAAACGGCTACAGTTACAGTGCCAACGGAGGCAGTCCCAACAACGCTGCCGGAAAAAAAATCAGTGGTAGATACAAGCTTTAAAAAACCACCATCAGCGATAAACAAATCTCCATTTAACAATGCGTTAGCACTACCGCTACTAGATATGCCCTGAAAATTTACTTGTGCATCTCTAATCTCATCAATGACCGACTCTAATGTTCTGGCTAGTTGATTAACGTACACAGGATCATATTCTGCTGGTGCGATAGGCAAGATAGGCCGTAAAACTTTTTTGGTCATCGTCTGCCATCTGCCCTTGCGTCAAGTCTAGGTGCGCCTAATCTCCACTTAACCCCGGTTGCGGTATTTTCTACACGAATTGCCATTTGTCGTCCACGAGCGCGAAGGTCAATTTTATCTGTGTATTGCTCTACAGGAGAGGTGGCTGTTCGGGTCGCACTACCAGAGGGAGACTCTGTAAAGTTATCTCCGCCGAAATCTCTGCTCTTCACAGTAAACAAAGCAGCGGGGTTAGATGCTGTAGACCCATTGAAACTCAAGTCAGGCAGGATACGATTAACCAACATAAACTGCTGACCATCGCCTATATCAAAGTCTGAAGATTCAACAAAAGCGTTAATTGCTGCGGCACTGCCTGTGCTGTAATCATCCAAGCCATTCTCATGATCGTATAAATAAAAATCTGTGCCTGTGCCTTGCGGGAAACTACGAAGACCAGAAGCTCTATCGTTCCAAGCAGTACGAACCAACGTGCCGTAATACCAGACCTGTTGACCGTAGTTGTAAACCACATATCGGTCAATCTCTGTTGATCCAGACGAACAATAATACCACCAGATTTCGGTTTGACTTGCAATTGATCCGGCGTGAAACTTAAACGACTGTTGGTTGTTCATGTCATTGAACACATAATCACGCACAGTGCATGGTATGGCTTGAGTGCGTCCATCATACAGATAGAAGTTCTCTTGACCCATCCAGAACACAACATCATTTACGGCAATAGCGGTATTAGGACCAGCAATACGAATGTTGTCAGCAAGCATGGACACACCAAACGTAAATGGTGGTCCAAGAAACTGCATTGAGTAAAGTGACTGATCTGTAAACACAAGTATCTGACGACTTGTTTGAATAGCGGTAATAATCTCGCTACCTTTTGATAAACGTATATCACCCGCTGTGTTAGTAGCGGTTGGTGTAAAATCAGTCAACGACTCTTGACTGCCAAAGCGTATGAGCAAAGGGTCTTGAGTGCTTGTATTAATTATATTTGCACCAAATGCAATAATATGACGGTCAACGTCTGAAACCAAAACTTTACGAGCAATTGTTGGCGTATCACTAGCTCCAGTTAATGAGGACAATTCTACTGCTCTGGTACTTGTGCCGTTTGTAGCGTCCCAATAGTATATTGACCCGTTCATTACGTTGAAGATCAGATCTTCACCAAAGTTATCCGCCGCCCAAAGTCGTAACGTGATGCCTGACAAAGATCCAGAGGCAGAACCCCAAGTAAATCTTCCCCATGTACCTGCGCCCCAACCTGTTCCGAGGATCGTTGTTGTTATGCCGATATTGATCTGAAAAGCAGCAGTGCCAGAGGATCCACCACCCGCTGTGCTACCAGATGTAGCTGAACCTGCGGTAGTTATTGTAAATGTAGTATCACTCGGAACAGAGGTAATTTTATGTTCGATATTTAGTTGTGCGGCAGTCACGCCGTCTGTGGTCGTCAAACTGGCAAGCGTAACAAAATCGCCTGTTGTTGCGCCGTGTGCGGCTTGTGTGGTCACGGTAACTACGCCGCTACCTGCTCCGCCCGTTGTATTTACGGGGTTTGATCCAAGGCTGACTGTGGATCGAACAGGTGTGATGTCGTTGAATGTGCCGGAGTCTTCAAGAAAGACCTTTTGTTCTGTGCCTACAAATAGCAGATTGGCCGAGGCCAAGGTAACGAAGTCATATATCTTACGAGCTATGCCAGTAAACTTATTGTTTGATACGCGAACCCAGCCACCTATGCGCTCGACATAACCGCTACGAAACCTAATTTTGTCGCCATCAAACCAGCCACCTTCATTAGAGTAATTTGTACCCTCTTTGTTGATGCCGGGTTTGAATTGCAGTTTGCTTAGTGGCATTCATCAATCCGCATCTTTTATAGTTAACTCGCCAGCTTCTACTTGGCGCATGATTTCTGCGTAGTCTGTGTTTTCTAGCGTCAGAGGAGCCACAGCTACCTTGCCACCAACAACAAATCGCACACCTGTTTTTGCTTTGGTGCCATCGAGTTTTGTTGATTCAATATATTTTGCTTCTGTTATGTTCATAGCTCTGAGTCCATAAGTAAAGAATCAGTGGTGTTTAAAAGCATGGTTCCTCGTCTAGCATCACCAGATATTGAGGCATGATTTGCTGTTCCTACTACGCCTCCAGAGTGAGATATATAATATGTCCAAGATGGGTTTGCGTCTGTAGAGGCATAGTTGCTTGCGTGTCCATCAGTAACGTCAAAGTCGTTATCTGTAAAACTCAATGTAGGCTGCGCCCTCATCGCTGTCTTAAAAGACACAGACGTTTTAAAGTTAGAGCTATTACCATTACCTGCTAACGGAGCAGCTATTTGATAATAGCGTTCACACGCAATTAAATCATCCGCAAAGGTCCGATGCTCAAACGGTGTGGCTACCTCGCCTATTTCCATTTGGATGCCTGTAATAAAAAAGGTGCGGTCTGTGCTGTCAAAAAACGATGTTCTGCTGCCAGCGTAACGATTAGCACTTGTTTCTGCACCCCAAGTATTATCTGAAAAAGTGCCACCAGTATAAGTTGAACCGCCATGAAGCCAAAAAATTGTTTGCCATGAAATTGCATTGTCATCATTCAACACACCTGTTGTGTCACCGGGAAAGGTAAGACTGATTTTATTCCAAGACGTTGTAACTGAAAATGCTTGTGTGATACTACGAGTATTATCTGTATCTGATAATTCGCAAACATAAGTGGCAGCGGCATTACCTTTAACATAAAATGAAACGGTTAAAGATTCTGCACTGGATGTTCCCTTTTTTAATTGCTGTAAATTTTGTCCTTCCATCCTTTGAGATAAAAACATAAACTCACCAGCAGCAATGGAAGTGTCTGCTGTTGTGCATGACAATTTACAAGCGTTAGCAAATCCCGGTAAATCTGTTATAGACTCTTGTGCCATAGTTAAACGACCAGCAGTACTTCCTGCTCTTACACTAAATCTATCTAATGCAAAGTACCCACTTGATGCACCGATGCCTGTACTTGACGTAGTTCGTTGACTGACGTTCATAGCACCGTTAATGATAATGTTTCTGTGTGACAACGCCGACTGCGAACCAATCAGTGCGGCGAGTTCTGCTGCCTTACTCATGCGAGGTCTCCGTGAATTGCCATCATAGATTTTGTTGCGTCAACTCTTCCGTTAGCAGCATTAAAAGTGCTACAAGATACTTGTCCCGTGGTAAAATCAGCGGAGTTATCAAATCCAGTAACCCAACTAGCCGTGTTACTAGAAGGTAAGTTATGACTTCCCGACACGGCATATCCAAGATT